TTTCGCGTCGGTGGTGTTGAAGCCGCCATTCATTTGGGCCATGAATGCAGTAGCAACGCCGTACTTTCCGCCTGACGCCATTATCGTTCCCAGCGGGTGAGCGAGATCGGCGATGCGCGGAGCAGATCCAGGCTTTTCACCATTTCCGAGCTGCACTAGCGCTGCAGAGGCGATTGAGTGTCCACCACTAGCCGTGACTGTGCCGAGCGGATCAGCGGCTGACTTGCAGCCGATACCCCAGCGCTGGGCGCCACCTCGCTTTCCTTCGTCGTGCGCGGCGGTGACCATCACCGGGCTGATGAACGTCAGCTCGCCGCGGTTGGCGCAAGTCACCGTCGGCAGTGGCGCGTGTGGATCATTGATTCTGTCGCTACCCTGGTGCGTAGCTGGCGCAATGATCGGGCTGGCCACGGCGAATGAACCACCGCGAGGCCAGGAGGTAACTGTGCGTAGCGGGTCATGCGTTGACTGGACACTTTCGCCGGACCAGTTCGCGATCGGCACAATGAACGGGTCAGCGCCGTCGATGACGAACTTCTTCATGCCCTTGGCGATCCGGCGCAGGGTGGCAGGTGCCAGCGGCTTTGGCCGATCGAAGATGCTCTTGCTCGGGATCGTCCAGTCGATACATTCGGCGGCGGTGCGCCATTTCTTCTGGCCCTTGGCTGGGTGCTTGGCGTGGGTTGGTTCAGGCCACACGATAGGCTGGGCGTCGCAGCGAGCGATCATGAACAGACGCTCCCGGCTCGTCGGTGCGCCGTAGTCGCAGGCCTTCAGCACCCTCCACTCAACGACGTAGCCCAGGTGCTGCAGCTCGGCGACGAACACTGTCCAGGTCTGCCCGCGGCGTTTCGGGTCAGGTACCAGGAACTGCTGTTGGACCGGAACCACTTCGCCAGGTTCAGCAACGCCGCCGCCCAGCTTCACCACACGGCCGGTGGACTTGCATCGCTTGGCAATAAGCGGTCCCCACTGGAGGATCTGCTTTACGTTCTCCAGACTGATGACCCGGGGCTTCTTCTTTCCTGCCCACTTCAGGCCGACCCATGAAAGGTTGCGAATCTCGCGCTTGCGCGGCTGACCGCCGGCGGCCTGGCTGTGGTGCGTACAGTCCGGTGACATGTGGAACCAGCCCACGGCCTTGCCGCCGCATTCGGTATCCGGATCCCCATCGAATACATCGGTGGTGTAGTGAGCCGCGCCTGGGTGATTGACGGTATGCATGCTGATTGCACTAGCGTTGTGGTTCTTCGCCACGTTCACCGCGCGGCCCAAGCCCATCTCCAGCCCGGTACCGGCGCCACCCCCACCACAGAAGAAGTCGACAACGATCTCGTCATCCTGTGCGTTGAATCCAAGGCCATATTGGGTTTTGAAGTCGAATGGATGCTTTTTGAATGCAGTCATACAGCGGCTCCCGACTGAACGGAGTCGCTGATGCGGTTAGCCAGCTCGATAACTTTTTTTGCCTGCTGCTCGGCCTTCAACTGGGTTGATTCGGTGCCTGGCATTGCCCGCCAGGTCATCTGGGCGAGAGTCAGCGTGGCGTGTGCTTGCAGCAGCGTTTGATAGTCAGCCCAGGTGAGAATTGATTCGGTTTTGGGGAGTTGGCTGAGACGGATGATGTCGTTCGTCAGTGCGGCGACTCGCTCCCGGTGGTACGTGGATTGGGCCGCAACACCGCTCGCGATGGCACGCAGGACTGCTTGACGGACGAAGTAGGCCATCAGAAAAAGCCCAACGGCTGAGCAGGTGGCGATGATGATCAAGTGATGTGTTTGCATGTGCTGTGCTCCTCGGTAGAGCCCGCCGCCGGGATCATTGGTGAGAGGCCGGTGGCGGGTGTTGCAGTGGTGTTAGCCCAAGTTGAAGCTGCCGATGGTCAACTTCGCGGCGCCGCCGACTTCCTGCTGAACGACATCCTTGAATTCTTGTGCGAGGTCCTCGCGCAGTTGCTCTTCGCCAATCCAGCGCAGGCGCAGTAGGGGCTTGTCACCGCCGGTGAGGACAGCAACACGGAGTCGGATGATCTGAACTTTCAGCCCTTCATATGGCTCGACGGTGAATAGGAATTCAGCGGGCAGGCCTTCCGAGGATTTCGCTTCGATCTGATCCATCGCCGAACGGGATGCGCTCAGGTCGCCGACGACATGTTCGCTTTTGCGTGCTTGCTCGATGCTGATGGAGCGGATGGCGCTTGCGGCTTTGCGCAGATCGATGTGGCTGTCGTCCGCTGCAAGGGCTTGGAGGTTCGACGCCCAATCCTCAATCCAGTCGCTCAGGTCTTTCTGTGCGAATTGGATGGTGGCGGCACGCTCCAGCGCTCGGAAGGCGGCAGTTTTTCTCAGGTTGAGGGTGGCGGTGAAGTCGCCGTGCCCTGGTTCTTTGGTGTTGCCCAGGTTGAAAATCACGGTGCAAGACATTGCTTCGGCATCGACAAAACCAGATGCGATGACTTCGGCGCTTTGCTCCATCACGTAGTTGCCGAAGTCCAGCAACGAGTGGGTGGTGAGCGCACCGCGGAAGCGACTACGAGCGGCTTGGAACTTCTCGATGCTGTGGATCTTCTGATCAGACGGCAGAACCAGCGCCGGAGTGAAGGTGCTCAGCGGCTTGGCATAGGCCAGTAGGGCGGTGTCTTGAATCAACTGAATTGCTTTGGCTTCCATTGGATCGTTTTCCTTTTAGCGAGAAACATGGATAGAGCGGTTAGGACTTCGGGTGAATCGGCGCGGCGTCTCGGTTGAACAGCTGGCCCGCGCGAGGGGCTTCGGCAAACAAGGTCAGGCGACCGCCCTCGTTGACATGCATCGGCGTGTCGAGGGTTGTGTCTTCGCTGCGGCTGCCGCGTTTGGTTGGCACCTTGTAGGCGAGCTTGTGGTTGACCGTTACCTGGTGGCTATCGGCAATCTGTTTCAGCGTGAAGGTCAGCGTGACGGAGCCGACCTTGCCGTTATCGACAACGCCCGATGCAACTTCGGAAAGGGCGTGGCCGATCTGGTTCGCGAAGACGCCCGCGTTGAGTTCACCGATGAATTCGGCTGTGTCTGTTGGTTTCATGTGCTGTGCCTCAGTGAGTGCGGGTTGTTAGCCCCTGAACGGCAGGGGCCACCGATAAATCAGGCCGCTTGCCTCGCCGCTTGGGCGTCGATGAAGTCGGCCAGGTCGTGCAGATAAACCACGCGCTTCGCTCGTGCCGAGTTGTGTAGCCGTTTGACGACCAGGGCGATGCGACCGGCCTTGATCTCTTCCAGCAGATAACGGTCGGTCCGGATGTGCGTGAAGTACTGTTCACGGACTGCCGTCAATGAAGGGCAGGGTGTGGCGAACTGTCTACGAAGCAGGTCGAGGGTGTTGCTCATGCGGCTTCCTCCCCGAACCCCTCCGATCGGGGCACCAGCTTGAGGCGTATCAATTCGGCCAGTCCCTCTTTGCTTTTGCCCATCGCGGCGGCGCAGATTTGGCCTTTGGCATCAGCCACCACGGCACCGAATGGGTACTCCGGCGAGTTGGTAGGGGTGACGTAGGCCACTTGCCCGTCTTGAATGACGTTGTTGACGCAACGAAATACCTCAGCCAGATCGGTACTCAGCGCTGGCATGCTTTCCAGCAACTGGACGGCTTCCGTCGAGGCGCCGATCAGGGTGGCGCGGCTAATGACGCCGGGGCAGCTGAGGAAGATCGGGATCAACTTCAGGGCGCCGAGGGCTTGGGTGTAGGCGTTGGCTTGATTGGTTTTCATGCAGCGGCGTCCTTCTTCGTAATGGTGATTCCCAGCTTCTTCGCCAGCCATTCCACCCCGGGTTCTTTCACCATCACTACGGCGTAGTGAACCGGTTTGCCTATCGTGGGGTTCCAGCGGACGCGGGGGTCTGAGTACAGACGGCCTTGGTCGCGATACTGACTGGCGAGGTCACCGCTGCTGTTCAGGATGCCCAGCTCCCGCAACCTGGTGCGGAAGGCGCGGGGCTTGATGCCGAGCACTGCGGCGGTTTGGTCCAGGGTGCGGTTCATGGCGCTGTCCTCAGGCGGCGATCAGTTTGCGAACTCGGTCAAGCAATGCTTCCGAGTCGGCCAGTGCCTGATCAATTTGCGCCAGTCGGCCGGACTGTTCTGGTGGCGCGGGTCGCGCCGACTCAATCCGGCCGTTCGCAATGTCCTGGATGAAATCTCGCAGGTGCAGGTGATTGGCTCGGTCTGATCGCTTGAGGGTCAGTTCGCCGGTGTGGCCGCCCAGGTCAACATTGATGAGGGCCGTGGTGTCGGTGAGCTCGACTTCAAAGCTTGCGTGGATGGTTTGCTCTGGTCTTTGAAGGGGGCACACGGCGGCGCCGCCGACCTGCAGCATGTGGTGCAGGAGGTCTTGCTTTGCCAGTGGGATTAGATAGCTGTTCATGCTGCGTCACCCCCGAAAGGCCAAGAGCTGTTATCGACTGCGATGATGTCGAATGGCTTGACGGCTTCGGTGCGGTCTTTAGCGCTGGTGATTACCAGCAGTCCGGTGCGGCGCTGGATCGCTTCAACGGCGGCCCGGCTACTGCATGCGGATGGGTGCAGGTACACCGGGCAACGGGTGTTGCTGTGCTGTGTGGTTTGCATGGCTCGTACTCTTGGTGAGAGGTAGATACGAGTGCAAAATTAGCAACGGCTAAATAAACATGCAATAGCAAATGCTAAATTAGTTTTTCGATTAGCAAAAAAAACCCGCACTTGGCGGGTTCTTCGATGCGTGAGGTCCTACAGCAACACGGAATACCAGAAGACCTTACCGATCACGATGATCTCGTTTTTGATGAGGTCAGTCGCGCTGTACTCTTCGTCGGGATGCTCTTCACGATTGTAGCTGCGCATTCTCAAGCCCCCGCCAGGTAAGCGGTATAGCGTCTTAACTCTTAGCTGACCACCGTGATTCAGCGCGTACATTTTTCCATCTGTGATGGTTGTACAGCCCTGATCAACACCGACGGTGCTGCCGTGTGGCAGTACAGGCTCCATGCTGTTGCCGTTAACTGTTACGCATACGGCCTCATTCGCCTGAACGTTTTGCCGCCGAAGCGTCATCTTTCCGAATCGAAGTTTTTGCTTGTGGGACTGGTGAACCGCAGTCCTGCCGCTTCCCGCGGACAATTCAACTTCCTTAAGGAAAGGCACGTAAACCTCGTCATCATCCAAGGGGGTATCGTCGTCCCAGACGTCGATTGGGCCGAGGTAATAGGCATTGCTGTCGACTGACTGATTCTCAGATGGTGGGAGCGTTCCGGTTGTGGAGGTGCGCATCGAGACAGAAGGCGTGGTGAGGGTTCCCGCAGCAAGGCCGATTTTCGCTTCGAGATTCGCCGCCGCTTTTTCGCCCAACGATCTATGCCCATTGAGAAGCTGGGAAAGGTACGAGGCATCCAGGTTGTAATGCTCGGCGAACTCTTTCTGGGTTCTTTCACCCATCAAGTCGCGCAAAACTTGAATTCGCATTTTCTTTATATCCATTCGCCAATCATCGCCTTCCGTTAGCAAACAGTAAATTACGGTTTGCTATTGCTCAATGCATTAGCAATTGCTAATCTCGGCGCTCAGAAGGAGGTGTGTATGACCTTGCACGAGTATTTGAAAAGTCTTGATAAGGCGTCGCTGGATGCATTCGCGGGCCGATGCGGTACGTCAGTAGGCCAGTTAAAACAGGTCGCTTACGGCAATCGCAGGGCCAGCGCCGCGTTGGCGGTAGGCATTGAGCGAGAGTCTGCGGGTTCAGTCACCTGCGAACAGCTTCGTGCAGATATCGACTGGGCTTATTTGCGCGGCGCCAAAGGAGCTTAAAAGGTGCCGAGCTGGGGCCTCTCACCAAAGATCCCCCAGCTCAGCTACGACGACACACAGCACATGCACATCGGTCGTGGTCTTAGGATAGGGTCTGCCCTGGTCTATGGCTACACCGTAAATAGGGGATTTACGGTTATGAGTCGCACAGATCTTTTACCGGACGCTGGTCCGGTCCTTCCATTGCGTCAGGCGATCTATCGCGCTGGTCGTGATTACAAAGGCGGAATCACCGCCCTTGCCTTTGACATGGTGTTGGACAACGACACCCTTCAAAAGAAACTCAAGCTCGATGAAGAGCGCCGTTGGCTGAACCCTGATGAGCTTGAAGAGTTGATCAGGCTTACTGGCGATTCGCGCTTACTTGATGCGCTGATGCGCCCGGCCGGCGCTGTCTGGTATCGCCCGGTGCCAGTACCAGCAACGCGGGATGCCCTGAAGGCCGTCGGTAAGTTGCTCGGCGAAACCGGTGAGTTCGTGGCTGCCATGCACGATGGTGCTGCCGACAATGTATGGGAGCTTCACGAAGTTCTCGATCTTGAAAAGCAGGGCATGGATGTGATCCGCGAAGTTCTCGGCATCATGGCGGGCGCTCGACAGGCAATGGAGGATCGTGTCCATGGCTGACGAAATCGATCGCGCCAACGACCAGGCGCAATACCTGCTCGATGTTGCGCTTCAGCGCCGTAGACCCGCGCCATCAAGCCGCGTAAGCGCTCAATATTGCGCGGATTGCGACGATCCCATCCCGTTGCTTCGACAGCAGACGATTGCCGGTTGCCAAACCTGCGTCGACTGTCAGGGGTTGCGGGAGGCTCAGCGATGACTGAACCGGCAAAAGGAATAGCCATCGCCACATGGGCAAAACGTTACATCACTAATTTCGATCTCGCCCTGGTCTCAATTGAACCCGGTGAAAAAGCCCCAAAGGGACTGGGGTGGAACAAACCCGGCGGTTACATCACTGATGCCGCCACCGCTGAAGCATTCTGGCACCGAAACCCTAATCACAACCTCGGCGTCGTACTCGGGCCGAGCCGTGTCTGTTCGCTGGACGTCGACGACGTTCAGTGGACGCGGCACGTGTTGTATGAGCTGCTGGGTGTCGATCTGGATGCCATGGCGTTGGTGTATCCGACTATTGTTGGTAACCCTGCGCGCTTCCGGGTCGTGTTCAAAGTGCCGGAAGGTATTGAGCTGACCCGGCACTCTCTTTCCTGGCCGAATGAAAAAGACCCTGACGGTTCGATTCACAAAGGCCTGATGGATAAAGCCAAGGCTGCGAAAGAGCAGGGCGATGAGGTCGGGGAGGCTGCGGCGCGCGCGGAGGCTGAAGAGTACAAGCGCTTCACGGTGTTCGAGCTTCGCGCTGGCCTGGTACAGGACGTGTTTCCGCCTTCGATTCATCCGGGTACCGGCAAGCCTTACGCCTGGAGAACCCCACCGAACGCCAACGACGGCCTGCCGACGCTGACTGTCGATCTGCTGAATATCTGGCAAGGCTGGGAATTTTTCAAGCGTGATGCCGAGGCAGCCTGCCCATGGGCCATCAAGCCAGCCACGGCGCCGGCGAAAGTCATTAAGCGTTCAGCACCTGCGGTGGGTAAGCAGCCATCGGTGATCGACGAGTTCAACCGCTGCCACGACATCGAAGAACTGCTGCGTACTCACGGCTATATCAAGCGGGGTAGCAAGTGGCTTTACCCGCAGAGCAGCACCGGCCTACCAGGGGTGACTATCGCAGACGGTAAGGTCTATTCGCACCACGGTGCCGATCCGCTCGCGAATGGGCATCAGAACGACGCCTTCGAGGTGTTCTGTTTGCTCGAGCACGGCGGCGATCAGTCAAAAGCGGTGAAGGACGCTGCGCGTATGTTGGGTATGCAGCGTTCATCGCGGCCTGATCCGCAGGATCTTCCCCCGACCCCATCCGGTGAAGTGAGCGAGCCGAGCTGCGCGAACGACGCCATCGGCGAGGCTGCACCGGCTCCTGACGGGGGGGCGGGGGAGGCACTCACGCTAGACCATTTACTTCGTCGTTTTGCGCTGGTCGAGGGCACCACGCAAGTGTGGGACTGCGACCAGTCGCGGGTGATGAAGAAGGCCGCATTTGAAGCGCGCGTGGGCAAGCCCCTCGCCAAGGCGTGGCTGGACGACATGGCCAAACGGTTGATTGCGGATGATCACGTCCGCGACATCGAGCAAGCGCGACGTATGGCGGGTAAGAAGGGCGGCGCGCTCGGTATGCCGCCGACTGATCGGTATGTGTACATCGATGGCACCAAGGATGTCTGGGATCGGGAAAAGAAGCGGCGTATTGCCGAAGGCGCCGTGAAGATGGCGCTGGGTGACACTTATCCGCTGTGGCTCAACAGCAGTGAGCGGCGAACCGTGGATGTCGAACACATCGTGTTTGATCCGACCATGAGCAAGGACCCTGCGGTGTACATCAATACCTTTGATGGCCTGCCGCTGGAACCTGTCAGGGATGATGAAGCCTGCGCCAATCTGCGTTGGCTGATTTCGTTTTTGTGCAACCACGATGAAGCAGCGGCCCAATGGCTCGTCCGCTGGTTGGCGTACCCGTTGCAGCACCTGGGCGCCAAGATGGACACCGCGGTACTAATGCACTCGATCATGGAAGGCTCAGGCAAAAGCCTGCTGTTCGCCGATGCACTGGGCATGCTGTATGGACAGTACGCGGCCACGGTCGGCCAGACGCAGTTGGAGAGCAACTTCAACGCCTGGCAAAGCCGCAAGTTGTGGTCGGTGTTTGAAGAGGTTGTGAGCCGTGACCAGCGGTACAACCAAGTGGGCAAGATCAAGCACCTGATCACCGGCAAAACGGTGCGAATGGAATCGAAGTTCATCAACGGTTGGGAGGAAGCCAACCATATGAACGCGGTATTCCTGAGTAACGAAATTTTGCCGTGGCCAATCAGTGACAGTGACCGGCGGATGCTGGTGATGTGGCCAATGGAAACCTTGCCGGTCGAACGGCAAAAGGCGATCGGACGAGAGCTAGAGCAGGGTGGAGTCGCGGCGCTGTACGGCTGGCTGTTGTCGGTCGACCTGGGCGATTTCAACCAGCGGACACGACCACCGTCGACGGATGCCCGTGAGCGTCTGGTGGCCTTGAGTCGCGCCGGATGGCAGACGTTCTTGCATCTGTGGAAGTACAGCGAGTTGGGCCAGGGGCTTTGGGGGCCGTGTCTGTCGACCGACCTCTATTCGCTGTTCCTCGAATGGTGTCAGCGCAATAAAGAGCACGTGATGAGTCAGACGAAGTTCTCGCTGTTCATCAGTTCCGAGGTCGATAAGACGCGGGCGATTCCCTGGACCGATGGCAGCAACCGGCGTTTTGGCGCGTTCTTCTTTCCCGTCGATCAGGCCGCTGCCCCGCCCCCATCACTGAAGGCGGCCGAGCTGGGCAAGCAGGTCGAAAACTGGCGCGCTAAGGCGAAGCTTGCGGGCTGGCATGTAGACAGCTGGGACCACATCAAGGCGGCTGCCGCATGACTACATCTAAAAGTGTGTTGGGTGTGTCGGGTGTGTGTTGGGTTGATGTGAGATACCCCACACAGACTGAAGCCTTCTTTTCCGGCGGTTTGCGGGCTTTGTGTCGGGTGTGTTGGGTTCCGCTACGCGTGCGCGCAGGCGTGACGTTAGATGTTCGGTTTCCGATGGCTGAGTATTTTTTTCATGCGAGGACGGAAATACCCAACAAACCCAACACACTAAACACAACACGATTAGGGCTATTGATTTTAAAGGGTTTTGTTTGTGTTGGGTTTGTGTCGGGTTGGGTGTTTTTCGTGTCGGGTTCGGTTTTCGGGGGAGTAGGGCGATGATCCAGGCAATGGAAGTACTGCTGAAGCACTGGGGCGAGCAACTTCGGCTGAATGGCGAAAGCGGCGGCATGGGCAGTCCGATGGCAACGATCATGGAGTGGGGTGGCTGCGCACCACGCGGCACGCCTGGATCCCGAGTCATCCTTGGCGCCGGAGCGGGGCCTGATGCAGTTGCGCAGGAGATCGCCGCCGCCCTGTCGGAGATCGGGCGTCAGGGTGAGCAGGGTGATCGGCTGATGCGGTTGGCGAGCCTGCGTTACGGCGATGATCCGGCGCCGACCTGGCTGATGCAGTTGCATCTGCTGGGGATGGAGTCGAGAGCGAAACAGACTTATTACGACCAGGTGCACCGTCTGCATAAGTGGCTGCTGGAAGTGCTGGCCGAGCGTGCTGACGCCCGTAAGTGGCTTACCGCCGGTCGGGGCGTTTTGCCTCAAAGTCTCCTCAAAGTTGCGTCAAAGTTGCATCGAGTCGGATAACCGAAAATGCCCCCTTTTCGGTTCCGTACTCAGGGGGTAAAAAGTCACCACGATATGAAATTTGCGCCTTGGCGCTGACCCGAGCACGTGCTGTGCACTCCGTCCTGGCTAACGTCATGGCATCGAAACCCTGCCCCCGGCAGGGTTTTCTTTTTTGTATTCGGCACACTCCTTCACTTGAGGCACAACATGACAAATGAGCAGCAAGCGCTGGCAGAGATGCCGATCTGGTTGGTGATCGTTCTGGCCCTGGTTGGCGGTGTATCTGGAGAGATGTGGCGAGCTGATAAGGATGGGGCGCGCGGCTGGGCGCTATTACGGCGCCTGGCACTTCGCTCCGGTGCCTGTATCGTTTGCGGCGTGTCAGCAATGATGCTGATGATCGGCGCGGGCATGACGATCTGGACAGCCGGAAGCCTGGGTTGCCTGACTGCCATGGCCGGCGCCGATGTTGCCATAGGCCTGTACGAACGCTGGGCTGCCAAACGCCTCGGCGTCAACGAGTCGCCTGCCGCTGATAGCGAGTAAGGGCGATGATGCGGCTTGAGATGCGCGACAACATCGACAAGATCGTGCGGGATATTCGCGGGCTGGCCCGTAGCAAGGTGCCCATGGCTGCGGCCAAGGCACTGACCTTCACCGCTGAGCGAGTGCAATTAGCCGAGACGGCCGAGATAGCCCGCGTGTTTGATCGCCCAACCCGCTGGACCTTGAACTCGATCTACAAGCGCGGAGCCAGCCCCACCAGGCTTTTTTCTCGCGTGTGGGTAAAGGATGAATCCAGCTCAGGTGTTGCCGCCTCGAAATACCTGCCGGTGCATATGGACGGCGGCAGTCGTCCACACAAGCGATTTGAAAAGGCGCTGATTCACTACGGCCTGATGCCGGCGGACATGTACGCGGTGCCAGGTCGGCGCGCCCGAATGGATGGCAGTGGCAACATCAGCCGCGGCCAGATCATGCAGATACTCTCAGCCCTTGGTGCTGCCGAGCGTGTATCAGGCTTCATGGCCAACCGCACGGCGCGCAGCAAGCGGCGCAATCGCAACGCCCCTGACTACTTTGCTGGTCGCCCAGGCAATGGCACGGGGCCGCTGGGTATCTGGCAACGCGTCGGCAGCGGTGCGCGTCCCATCCTGATCTTCGTCAAGCGGCCAACCTATCGCCGACGCTTCGACTTCTACGGCGTGGCTGATCGCGTCGCCGCGGCTGAGTTCGAACCGCTGTTTCGCCGGGCATTGGCCCGCGAGATGGGCCGTGGGTGACGGCGGGCCTCGATTTCGCCCGGTTTCGGTCGATTTTGGTGCATTTCGGCCGGCCATGCAGGCCTCACCCCCTTTTTCAATGGGTCCTTCCGGGCGATGACGGAATTGGGGTAATTCGAACCCCGATCTTTTTGCAGATTCAACCCGACATAGGGGGTTCCGCTTCCTGTCCAGTCTTAGGAGATGACCATGCCAACACAGCGCGAGATAGCCGATCACCTGGACATGAGCGAGCGCAATGCCCGCGATGTGTTGAAGGGGTTGGGCATCAGTGACTGGCAGGCGGCCAGCCTGGACGAGATCCGGATCGCGTACATCCGCGACCTGCGCAACAAGGCGGCGGGACGAGGGGGAAGCCAGTTGGAAGAACTCAACGCCGTGCGGATCGACGAAGGGCGGGTCAAGGCGGCGAACGGGCGTCTGCTGTATCACGAGAAGTTGCGGTCGCTGATCCCCAGCATGGAAGCGGAGCGCGTGCTGTCCGACTGGTCGGCCTTTGCCAACCGGGAATACCTGGGCGGCGTTGAACGATTAATTCAGGAAATCGAGAACGTGCAGAAACTCACGGTCGATCGATCTGTGGTGGCCAAAGTTGCTGGACCTACAACCGAACGAATTGCAGGCTACGCGCGAAAACTTGGCGCAGAGCTTGTTGGCAGCAGCGGGGAAGTTCAACCCGCCGCGTGATGTGCCCACGGCGGAGTACTTGAGCACAGAGTTTTACTTGCCCGCTGAAAGCGGTGTGCTGCACGGCCTGTACGACTTCCACTACACGCCGTACTTCCTCGGCGTTGCCGCCGCGCTGGATGATCCGCGCGTTAGCGAAGTGGACCTGATGAAAGCCGCGCAGATCGGCTGGACCTGGTTCCTGATCGGTTACCTGTTCAAGTTTGTCCAGTTCCTGCCCCGGCCGATCATGATCCTGTTTGCTAAGGAAAAGGACGGGAAGAACTTTCACGATGAGAAGCTCAAGCACGGCGTGATGGCGAACAGCGAGGTCAATCGGTTGATGCCGGTCGACACCAGCCGGTCCTCCGGCAACCGCTGGGACCACAAGAGCTTCCCCGGCGGCTTCCTCAAGTTGGTCGCCTCGAACTCCCCCGGCAACGTGAAGTCGACGTCATCGGTGGGGCTGTCGGTGGTCGAGGAACCGGACGACACCAGCGACGACGTGAAGGGGCAGGGCGATGCGATCGCCCTGCTCGAAGAGCGTGGTAAACGTTATCCGGGTTCGAAGATGCTGGTGGGCGGAACCCCGGCGATCAAGGGCGCGAGCAAAACCGAGGCGCGCCTGGCCCAGACCGATTGCCGCGTGCTGCCGATTGTCTGCCATGCCTGCGGCCAGGCTCATGTCCTGGACTTCGCCCATATCAAATACCTGGACATCAATGAGGGGGTCGAGCCGCACGAAATCTACGGTCGTGCCGATCCCGACACCGCCGGTTACGCCTGCCCGCATTGCGGGGAAATCTGGGACGACTACCAGCGCAAAGAAAACATCCGCAACACGGTGTTCAACGCCGTCGAGGCGGGTGATCCATTCTGCGGTTGGGTGGCAACCAAACCCTTTGCCGGGCGAGCCGGGTTCATTGAATTGAACGAGCTCTATGCCTGCCTGCCGGGTACCAGCTTGGCAAACATCGTGCGCGAGCAGCTCAACGCCGAGCACCAGGCCGCGATGGGCAACCTGTCGCTGCTGATCAAGTTCGTTAACCAGAAACAGGGTCGAGCCTACGAGTACAAATCGGATCTGCCCGAAGCCGACAAGCTGGCGGAGCGGGCCGAGGATTACCCTGAAATGTTCGTGCCCATGGGTGGGCTGGTGATTACCGCGGGCGTCGACGTGCAGCACGATCGCCTGGCAGTCGTTCTTCGCGCATGGGGCCGTGGTGAGGAGTCCTGGTTGCTTTACTGGGGTGAGATCTACGGCGAAGTGGTGTTGCCTGGGCAGGGCGTTTGGCTGGACCTGGAAAAGCTGCTGTTCTCGCCGATCACCCATGCCTGCGGCGCGAGGCTGAAAGTCCTGGCCGTCTCTCTGGACACCTCGGACGGCACCGTCACCCAGGATGCGGCCTACGCGTTTTGCCGTAAGTATCAACAACGCGGAGTGATGGCGATCAAGGGTGCCAGCGAGCGAGGCAACAGCCGGGACGATGAACGCAAAGAAATCTTCAGTGCGCCTCGACAGGGTGTGGACACCGACAAGGAGCAAAAGGCCTCGAAGTATGGCCTGCGCCCTTACATCGTCGGTACGTCGCGGGCCAAGGATCTTTGGATCGAAGGCCGGCTGCCGTTGACGGGCGAAGGTCCGGGTCGGATGCACTTCTACAAGACCGTGCGGCCGGACTATTTCCGGCAGATTACCGCCGAAGTGAAAGCCCCCAGCCGCCGGCACCACTATCGCAAGGTCTGGCAGAAAAAGGCAGGCGAGCGAAACGAAGCCACGGACTGTGAAACCTACGCGCTGCATGCGGCCCGATCGCTGAAAACGCACCTGCTCAATGAACACGATTGGGCCGCGTTGGACGCGCAGATCCGACAAGGCGGTTTGTTTGATTCGCCACCACCGGAATCGGACATCGAGCCGGATTCGGGCCCCGCACCGGCACCGGAAAACCCGGTACCGAAACCACCCGCTGAACCCAACGAGCTCCCGCCTTCTGGCGGGAGAGTTGTTTCTGGGCGCCGCACTGCTATGCGCGTGCTCTCTCAACGCAGGAATTAATCTATGGCCATCACCCTGGAACAGGCGCAAAGCCAGCTTCAAGCCTGGCTCGACGCAAGCATGAAGGTCAGCCAGAAGCAGAGCTACCGCATTGGCACCCGCCAGCTGAACTACGCCGACGCGGCGGAGATCACCAAGATGATCGATTACTGGCAACTGCAGGTGGATCGACTGGCCAGCGGTCGCCCTCGCGGCATTGTCTTGCGCGGGATCACGCCGTTATGAGCCGCGGGTTCAAGGCCCCCCAACCGACGTTGTTGGATCGGGCCATCAATTGGTTGAACCCCGTGCAGGGTGCAAAACGCATGCATGCGCGGATGACGGTGACGGCACTGGGCGGATACAGCGGCGCCTCGAAGAACAAACGCTCGCTCAGTGCCTGGAACCCGGGGGCTGGTAGTGCAGCCTCGGATCTGCTGCCGGATCTGCCAACTCTTCGGGAACGTTGCCGCGACCTGGAGCGTAACAATCCCATCGGCGGCGGCGCGATCAACACGGTGGTGACCAAAACGGTCGGTACCGGGTTGGCGCTGAAGTCAGTGGTTAACCGGCAGATCCTCGGCTGGGATGAGGACACCGCGCGTGAGTGGCAGCGCAACACCGAGTCGTTGTTCAAGTCGTGGGCGGAAACCACGGCGTGCGACATCACTCGCGAACAGAACTTTTACGGTTTGCAGGACCTGGCTTGGCGTTCGGTGCTCAGCAGCGGTGATGTCTTTCCGCTGTTGACCCACAAAGAACGCCCGGGTCAGCACTACTCGGCCTGCATCCAGCTGATCGAAGGCGATCGGGTGTGTAACCCGGACAACAAGGCCGATACCGAAACGCTGACCGCCGGCATCGAGCGTGATGCTGATGGGGAGCCGATCAAGGCTCACATTTTACGCAGCCACCCGGGTGCACTGGGTGTGCGAGAGCGGAAGTGGGATGAACGCCCCTTCTTCAATGAACGCGGCGGTCGGGCGCTGCTGCATTTGTATCGGCGCAAACGTGTCGGTCAGCCTCGCGGAGTACCGTATCTGGCACCTGTGATCGAGAAGCTCAAGCAACTTGATCGCTACACCGATGCGGAACTGGAAGCCGCCGTGGTGTCGGCGTTCTTCGCGGTGTTCATCAAGCCCGGGCCTGGGGGAGACCTCAGTCCGCTGGCCTCTGCCGCGACCGGCAACACGCCGGTGGGTGGTGATCGTCCTGCAGATCGCGCGGTCGGTGGTTGGGACGGCACGCTCAGCGGCGGCATTGTCGCCGAGCTGGATCCCGGCGCATCGATAGAGTCCGCCGCGCCCGGGCGTCCGAACCTGGCGTTCGATCCGTTTGTATTGGCGATGTTGCGCCAGATCGGCATGGCGCTGGAGCTGCCCTATGAAGTGTTGATCAAACACTTCACCGCCAGTTACACCGCCGCGCGCGCCGCTGTGATGGAGGCCTGGCAATTCATCCGTGGCTGTCGTGATTTTCTGGGCAACGATTTCTGTCAGCCGGTATATGAGCACTGGCTGGAAGAGGCGGTCGCGCAGGGTGACATCGAGGCTCCCGGCTTTTTCGACCATCCGCTACTGCGGTATGCCTACTGCGGCTCGATCTGGGTCGGCGATGGTCCAGGCACCGTGGATCCGCTCAAGGACATCAATGCCGCCAAGGCGCGTGTCGATCTCGGCGTCAGCACGCTGGCCAAGGAATCGATGCTCTACGACGGCAGCGACTGGGAAGAAAACCACGAACAACGCGCGCTGGAAGTGAAACGCCGAATGGAAGACGGCCTGTCTGTCACGCCGGCCTCTCAACCTGAAGACCAGTTGCCTCAAAACCCCGACCTACCCGAACGGACCTGACCATGACCGATAAACCAACCGACGCTCCCCCGGCGCATCGGGTGACGGCGTTCGACCTGGTGTCGCGCGAGCCTTGGGCGATCACCCCGGACATGCTGCACACCATCGCGGCGATCGCCCGTCGTGAAAACGAAGGCCCCGAAGCCTTAGAGGCACGGCAGGGGCGGCCGCTGCAGAACACCCGCAACGTGACCCAGCGCGGCAGTGTGGCGCTGGTCCCGGTCACCGGTCCGGTGTTCCGGTACGCGAACCTCTTCACCGCCATGTCCGGCGCGACTTCGCTGGACGTTCTTGCGAAGGAGTTCACCGCGGCAGTCGATGACCCGCGCACCGACAGCATCATCTTGGTGATGGACACGCCCGGCGGCCAGGCCAGCGGCATCGCCGAGTTCGCCCAGATGATTCGAGCGTCCCCGAAACGGGTGGTCGCCTACGTGTCGGGCAACGCCGCCAGTGCGGGTTACTGGATGGCGGCCGCGGCCCACGAAATCGTCATGAGCCGCACCGGCGCGGTTGGCTCGATCGGCACCGTGCTCTCGGTGCGCACGAACAAGGATGACGGCAGCGTCGAGATCGTCAGCAGCCAGAGCCCCAACAAACGTCCCGACTTTGCGACCGAGCAAGGCCGTGCACTCGCCCAGAACCATGTCGATCGCTTGACCACCATCTTCGTCGAGGACGTCGCGAACTATCGCGCTGTGGGCGTCGATACCGTCCTTTCTGACTTCGGTCAGGGCGACATGCGCATCGGCTCAGACGCTGTTGCACTGGGCATGGCCGACCGTGAATCCACCCTTGAATCTTTGATTGCCGAACTCAACGGCAGCAACTCCGGAGATCGTTCTATGAGTACTACCACCGCAACCCAGCCAGGCACGCCCGCTGCCGATAAGCCAACCATCGACCGCGCTTACCTGGCGGCCAACCACGCCGAGCTGCTGGCGACGCTGGAGCACTCCGCTCACGCCGCCGGTGCGAAAGCTGAGTGTGAACGTATTCAGGCGGTCGAGGCTGCCGGCCTTCCAGGCCATGAAGAGTTGATCGCCTCCCTGAAATTCGATGGCGTGACCTCTGGTGCTGAAGCAGCCAGCCAGGTGATCGCCGCGGAAAAGTCCAAACGCACTGCCGCTTTGGCGGATATCCGCAGCACGGCGACCAAGCCAGTCCCCGCCGCAGCCGCACCGGACACGCCGGCGGCCGCGGCTGATCAGGAAGATCCCGAGGCGCCGCTCGAAGAGCGAGCCAAGGCGACCTGGGATGGCAACAAGGAACTGCGGGCTGAGTTCGGCGACTTCGGTGCGTACCACGCGTACCGCAAAGCCGAAGACAAGGGCCTGATCAAAGTCCTGAAGAAGTAACCCGGACCACACCCACCACCCTTTAGGCTTTGGAGATCCTCATGCCTCTTACTCTCGACACTCCCCGCGCTTATGAGACGGGCGACATCAATGATCTGGCTGTCGCTTCCGGCGTGCAGATCTTCGAAGGCTCCGCCGTCGGCATCAACTCCGCGAATGGCCTGGCGCGTCCGCTGGCTGCTGGTGATCTGTTCGTCGGCTTTGCTGACCGCGGCGTAGACAACCGCACTGGGGCTGCCGGCGCGGCACGCGTTCGCTTGCGTGAAGCGGGCAAGGTGCAACTGCCTGTCGCTGCCTTGGCCATCACCGACATCGGCAAGGCCGTGTACGCCAGTGACAGCGGCACCTTTGTCCTCACCGCAGCCAGTAACAGCCGGATTGGCCATGTACACCGCTTTGTCAGTGGCGGCGCGGGCATCGTCAAGTTCGCCGCACAGGCCATTCCGGTCGCGCCGTAACACGCCGGCTCACACTCTTTCATCAGGAGATACACCCATGGGTGCTGAAGTACTGTCTAGCCGTGCCGTCATTGGCACGTTTTACGAGCTGCTCGAGCAAAACGCCGGGGCGACGTGGATCGATCTGATCTCCAACCTCTTTGACTCCGACCAGGCCAAGGAAACGTATCCGTGGATCGGCGCGGTACCGACGTTGCGTGAGTGGATCGGCGGTCGCCACGCCAAGGGCTTTGTGAGCGCTGACCTCGAAATCGAAAATCTGCACTACGAAGCGACGATCGAAGTCCTGGTCAAGGAGCTGCGCCGCGACAAGACCGGGCAGCTGCGCATTCGTCTCGGTGAACTGGCCGATCGCACCAATTCGCACTGGGCCCGGCTGCTGTCGGCCCTGGTGCTGAACGGCGAAAGCCAGATCTGCTACGACGGCCAGTACTTCTTCGATACCGACCACGAAGAGGGCAACAGCGGCGCGCAGTCGAACAAGATCACCACCGACATCAGCGAACTGGCGGCCACACTGCACGGCACCCCCTCGCGCCCGAGCCCTGAAGAGTTCCAGCAGGCCGTGGCCAAGTCGGTGACCCAGCTGACCAGCCTCAAGGACGATCAGGGCGAGCCCATCAACGAACTGGCCCGCGAGTTCCTGGTGATGGTGCCTTTCGGTTTGCTGAGCGTGGCCCAGTCGGCGCTCACCGTACCGCGCGGTACCAACATCAGCGAGATCGTCATGCCGGACAACGTCAACGTGCGGGTGATCGGTAATGTCCGCCTGAATGCCTGGACCGACAAGTTCGTGACCTTCCGAACCGATGGGCGCCTGAAGTCGTTCATCCGTCAGCAGGAAACCGACGTGGTGATGAAGGCCAAGGCTGAGGGCTCGGAGTACGAGTTCGACAACGACGCGCACCAGTACGGTGTCGACACCTGGCGCAACGTTGGCTTCGGGCGCTGGCAGTACGCCGTCCTGAACCAACTGGTGTAAGCCCTCGGGCTTGCACCTCATTCGAGGACATCACAATGCCGAAATACACAGTCGATCAGAACATCACCTTGTTTGGTGGCGAACTGATCCTGACGGCTGCTCAGGCCGGTGCGCGGTCGCACTGCCTGCAGGAGCTCAAGAAAGGCCGCTACGAAATCATCAGCCCGGTCCAATTTAAGAAGGGTGAGGTGATTGTGATTCCGGGTGAACCGGACAAGGCGCTGGCTCAGAAGGTCACCAAGCTCGAAAAGGATGCAGGGGGCGGCAATGGCGAATAAATTTTACCGGGTGCTCAGCGGTTCATTCCGAAAGCCCAACGACGCGCTGGTCGAAGTCGGTGGGACGATCGAGTTACCGGCCGATGTTGCGGAGCGTTTCCGTAATCAACTGAGCGAAGTTTCCAGCGCCGAGTCGACCAAGAAAGCCGGTCAGGCCAAGGCTGACAGCGATGTTTGAGGAAGACCTTTCGGCCTTCCTTGAGGATTTTGATGCGGGTGGGTTGGTCGACGGCCAGCCCTTCCTGGCGGTGCGGGACATGCCGGACGAGATCCGTGCCATGGCCGGCATCAACAGCCAGTCGACCTACTACGAAATCCTGATCATCACCGCGGAGGCAGATCGCCTGGGCATCGTCAACGGCAAGTTGATCAGCGTAGGTGGCGTGTCCTACAGGATGCGCGACCGGCTGATGATCGATGACGGGGCCTTCAGTCTCGCTTCACTCACTAAGGTCTAACCCTATGTCTTCCATTCAAGAGCGCATCGTCGATCGGGCGAAGGTGCTGATTCTTGCCGCCGGTACGCTGGCCGGCGACCGGGTGTTTCGCAGTCGTACGGAAGCGATTACCCGGGACATGTCGCCGGCCATTGTGATTCGTCCGAACCTGGAAACCACCGAACGCGAAAGCCAGTCGGTGGACCGCAACCAGTTTGAGCTGTCGGTGGAAATTCTTGCTCGCGAGGACACGACCACAGGCGAGGCCTGGGATCAGGTCGCGGACCTGGTCAAGGTCGCCGTGCACGCGGTCTTGCTGGAGGAGGATGCTTTTCCCGAGGCTGACCGTGTTCAACGTTTCTACATCGACTGGATCGAGGACGACGGCGACAACACCGCGGGCAACTGCATGGTGCGCTATCGCTTCACCTATCTGTGCAACACCGGCGACCTATCGTCGAGTCCCACTATTTACTGAGGAATACCTCTCATGCAAATTGCATTCGGTAGCGGGCTGTTTTATGCCACCCCGCTGATGGACGCCTATGGCAATGCGTTGGCGGCACCCACCCCCATCCTGCTGGGCATCATGCAAGAAGCGTCGATTGACCTGTCCTTCGATTCGAAAGAATTATTCGGCGGCGAACAGTTCGCGGTCGATGCGGCGCGTGGCCAGGGCAAGCTGTCGGGCAAGGCCAAGGCGGCGCAGATCAGCCTTTCGCAATGGAATGCCCTGGTTTTTGGTCAGCAGCTGCAACCTGGCCAGGTGTTGGTGCATCACGCGACCACACCGACGCCTATTCCCGTAGGCGGCAAAATCATCGTCGATCCGCCGGCAGGTGGTTTGTTGGCCGGTGACCTGGGTGTTCGCGGTGGTGGCGCGGTGGCTTTTGAGCGCGTCCTGACTGCGCCAGTCGCTGGTCAGTACACCTATGACGCCGCGACAGGCGAGTACGCCTTTGCGGTGGCTGACGCCAATACACCAGTGTTTATCGACTATCGCTACTCAGTGGCCACCGGCAAAAGTCTGTCCGTGCGCAACCTGCCGATGGGCGATATGCCGGTGTTTCAGGGCGAGCTGTACCTGAAGTACAAGGGCAAATCGATCTATGTCCGGGTTCCGAACTTTGTCAGCAACAAGCTCGGCATTGCGACAAAGCAGGATGACTACACCATCCCCGACTTCGAATTCACCGGATACGCCGATGAGTTCGGCGAGGTCGTTTACTGGAGTGCCAGCGAATGACGCCCGTCAATGTACCGGGTGTTGAGTTCCCGTTCCCGGGCAAAACACTGGTGATACCGCCTATGGCGCTGGGGGACCTGGAACAGCTGCTCGATCGCATCAATAACGTCATGTCCGGGCGGATGGACAAGGACAGCATCGCCACTGTCATTGATGCCACGCATGCCGCCTTACGCCGAAACTACCCGGGCATGGAGCGAGCTGAAGTGGCGAGCCTGCTGGACCTGCAGAACATGCGTGCGGCGCTGGACGCAGTGATGAGCGCCTCGGGGATGGAGGCGCAGCCCGTGAACGAGACGGGGGAAGCGCTGGCCCCCTCGACTGGGGCCAGCTCTACGCGCACCTGATCGCCTGCACAGGCCAGAGTCCGGTCACGCTGCG